TTATAACGTTATAAGATAGGTTTGGAGAAAAGAAAATGAAAGAAATGATTGAAAATATTATTATTAAAATAATATCAATTCCAATAATAATAATTGCTGCTCCGTTTGTAATTTATAGAAATTGGAAGAGGGAAAAAGAATATGAAGAACATTATTTAAAAAATTTAGAAGAAGAAATCAGAGAAGATTTAAAAGATAAACATCATCTTAAATAAGGAGCAAATCACCATGAACGCACAAGCAACGTTGTTAAAATTAGATTCAATTAGAACAGATGGCGGCACTCAAAGCCGTGCTTTATTAAGCCTAAGTGTTGTTAATGAATACGCTAATTTGTTTAACGATTCTAATGATATTTTGCCTCCCATTAAAGTTTTCTTTGATGGGCAAGCTTATTGGGTTGCAGACGGCTTTCACAGATTAGAAGCTGCTAAACAAGCTAATTTAGAATCCATTGCTGCATTCGTGGAGCAAGGTACTCGTCGGGATGCAATTTTGTTTTCTGTTGGTGCAAATGCAGAACATGGTTTGCCCAGAAATGATGACGACAAACGCCGTGCTGTCACCACACTTTTAACCGATGAAGAGTGGAATAATTGGTCTGACAATCAAATCGCTAAAAAATGTAAAGTTTCACAGCCTTTCGTAAGCAAATTGCGCAAAGAACTAGAAGAACCTGAAACCACTAAACCTAAAAGAACCTACGAGCGTAATGGTAAAACTCACACCATGCGCACTAATAACATCGGGAAATCACAACCCCCACAAGAAACCCAAGAACGAAACCCTAATACCAAAGAGTTGTTTGATGATCAACCAGTCGAACAATCAGAGCCATCTTATAACGAAGTAGATAGATTTGTAGTTATAAGCCAAGAGAAAAAAATAAAAGAATTAAATAAAGAACTTGAAGAAGTTAAAAATGAAAATGGTTTGCTTAAGTTAAATGCAAGAGTGTTAACCGAGAAACAACTTAATCATGATGAGGAAAAATTAAAACAATTTAACGCAGAACTTCAATTAATTAACATTACTAGACAACTTGCTGAAATAATTGGATTTAATCAAGATGATTCTATTACTTGGGAAAACGTTCTTGATAAGCTAAAAGAAATCATGAGGTTAAACAATAAAGTTTGTGAAATCACAGAAACCAATAATCAACTCTTTGTCGCTAATGAAAATCTTGTTAAAGAGCTAAAAGATAGTGCTCAAAAAGAAACTGATTTAGAGAATAAACTAAACGATATTAGATTATTCAATGTAGATATTATTACTCTAAAAGAATCAAATCAACATCTTGAAGAAAAAGTTAGGAGATTGGTTAAAGAAAATGAAGCACTCAAGGAAACAAATAATCAACTCTTCTCAAATAATGTTGATTTAGAGGAGCAGGTTAACGATCTTGAAAATGAAGTTAAAGAATTAAAAGATGAACTTCATAAAAACAATCTTGAAATTATTACGATAAATCAAGAAAGGTACAAGCTTGAATCTCAAATTAAAAAAGCCGCCGTTAAGCCAACTAATTCTAATCAATTAGAAAAGAAGCTGAAAGAAATTAAAAGCATCTTTGAGTTAGAAATGCAAAAAGGATTAGCTAAAAAAGAAGGTGTGAGATTAAATAGAACACGCTCTACAATCTTACTAAATGAAATTAACCAAGCATTAGGAGTTGAATGATGAAAACGCAAGAAAATACTGTTATAGTTTCTGTATCTACAATAAAGATCACACGAGAAGAATATAACAAACTTATAGAAAGCGAAGATAAAATCAGAATTTCCATAACTATAAAAAGAAATATAGATGGAAATACCTACTTATGTTTTGGTGATAAAGAAGGTAAAAATACAGTTACAACCAAAGGATTATACTTCGAAACCACTTATGCAAAAGTTACCACTGAAGAAGAAGTTAATAAATCTCGTGAAGAGTTAATGGAATGGCATGAGCAAAAAGAACAAGAAAAATGCAGAAAATGTCAGGAGCAAAAAAAATGAAATTAACGCCCGATAAACTCACAAACCTATTTAACTTAGTTGTTGAAGAAAGAAAAAACAAGTTAGAAAAAAACCAAGTCAAAGAAAACTGGTTAATTGCTTGGTCACTTTTTAGGCTGACATATAAAAATACCGGACAAAAAAAACCACGGAAAATCAGGGAAAGCATTGATAACCTCATGCCTATAGCTTATAAATGTTTTGCAGTGCGAGAAGACGCTGATTTACATTATCCTAACTGGAAATGTGATTTAGGAATCTATCTAAGTCACAAAGGATATAAAAAAGAATGGACTGGGTGGAAGAACACTTGGGTTAAGATTGAAGAAAAAGACGTACCTTTTTAAGGAATTTAATAAATGAATATCAAAGAAAAACAAAGAATGATTAACGAGTTATGTAAAAAATATCAACTCGATGATTGGGCAATAAAAAGATGTCCAGAATGTGAGGGCGAGTGTTTTTGGAGTAAAGGGAAATTAATTTGTATTAGTTGCGGTCATGTTGAAGAAGAAATCAACTTAAAAAATGGAAAACATGCTAGAGAACACGCATTTCACAGTGTATTCGTAAAAGACAGAGTTAATTTAACTAAAAGAATAAAAGCGGCTTTAGAAAACCGCAACGAATATATTCAACTAATACCATCAGATGAAGAAAAAGAAATCAGAGAACTAATAATGGAAATAGAATGTGCATTAGAGCCAATTGTTAAAACTTTTCAAAAAGCAATGGCAGACCTTTTAAGATAAGGAGATTAAAAAATGAATTTAGGTGAATTATACGAAGAAATAAGAGCAGCTCAAGAAGAAGGTATAAAAAATGTTTTGGTCGGAGAAAATGATAGATTTGGGCATAAAATCAAAAATGCTCAAATTATTCACCATCAAGGCACTAGCAGTTTAGTTATCATTTTTAATGGAAGTATGCATATTCCTTTAGCCAAACAAAATGCTGCAGAAGCTCTTTTAAAATGGCAACAAGATTGTAAAGAAAAAAACATTATCTTTACAAATGAAGAAATTGATGAGCTTTTAAATCAAAGAAGAAAATAAAAATATGGATGAAACAATTATAGGATTTTGTACCGGTTATTTTATTGGGCTTGGACACGCATATTTTATATCAAGCAAAGAAACCCAAAAAAATATACAAATTGTATCAGGAATAGGAATAGCAATAACCATTCTTAACGTAATTATTTTTCTTTAATCAAGGAGAAAATCATCATGGCAATTCATTTATATATTGGAACACCTGGAAGTGGAAAAACCAAGCAAATGTTAAAAGATTCAATGTCAGAAGAAGACATAACATATACAATAATATTTACTATTATAAACATAGCAATAATTTGGAAAGGATACAAGGAAACAAAATGAAACATCTAATTTATTTTTTAATGATTGTAGACCACATAGGTTGGTTATTTCTTCCAAACGAAATTTGGATAAGAATTGTCGGACATATTTTTTGGCAAATGTTTGTGTATTTTCCTGTACTTGGATGGCAACAAACTAAAGAAACTAACCAATATATTAGTAAATTATTAAAATGGGCAATTATTACACAAATAATTCTCATTATATTCGCAATTATTGATGAAAGACTTTGGACTGGACAACTTAATATACTATTTACATTAGCATGGGGAATAATATGTCTTAGCATAATTAAAAAATATCCAAAATATAAGATGCCAATAATTATTGCATTTATGTATTGCGCAATTATATTTCAATTTGAATATGGCGCAACAGCAATTTGGGCAATGTATTTATTCTCAATTTATAATAAAACCAAGCCAATAAAATGGTGGTTGTCCTGGATTATGGCAATCGTATTTGGAGTATTTGAAATATCATTACATTATGTAATGTTAGCAAGTATATTACCGCCCGCCATCATTTTTAAAATACAAAAACGTTTTAAAATGAAAAGAATTATACCAAAGTTACCAAGTTTATTTTGGCATGCCTATTATCCAGCACAATTTGTAATTTTAATGAGTATTTTTGTACTAACTAACTAGGAGAAAACATGAAAGCAATCGCAGAAATAAAATGCGCAGTTAACAGCATTTTAGTAATAATAGATGGGTTAAAAGATGAGATTGAATTAACTCAAGAGGAAAGAAATCATGATTACGAGAAAATCGTGGAAAAAAGCAGGCAAATAATTAAACTAACAAGTGTTGTAGAAAAGCAATTAGACATCGCTAAAGAATGTCTTTAAAAACGAAAGGCTATCTAATTTTCTGATAGCCTTTATTTTATCGACGAGAATTACCAAAAAACATCATGGCATATACAGCCCAAAGAAGCAGAAAAATTCCAATAACATAAGTGGGTTCAACTTGACCCTTTGAATCATTACCATAAGGACAATATGTCCCCGAAGCATATTTAGCATCTAATACAGTTTTATCAAAACGACATTGAGAGCCAGAAACCTCAGCGCAAGTTTCCCATGTTGGTTGAAAATAATTAAACTGATCTGGACTACAAATATTCACCGAACCCATTGATGAATCATAAGCTCGACACCACTCCGGTTGAGGATAAAAACAATTTGTAGGTAAATTTGGATACCCAAAAGTAAACATAAAATCAGAATATTTTATATTACACTCCACACCAGAACCAGTATTTCGAATTCGGTTACAATTAAACCAATTAGTTAAGCTCATAAAAAAAACTTCTTAACAGAAATGATAATAAAAACAATCGCAAATAATCCCAAAATAACATTGCCCAATTGTCGAGCATCTTCATAAGAACCAGAGAAACTCCAAATTGATGGACAAATGACGGATTGTTGATTTAATAGAGATGTATTAGTAGGGCACTGATTATTAGTTTGAGTTTGTAATGCAATTAATTGAGTTTGTAATGCAGTTTTCTCCGATTGAAGAGTAGCAACTTGAGTTTGTAATGCAGTTTTTTCAGATTGAAATGAAATATTACCCTGTTCTAATTGAAAGAGCTGAGAAGAATCAGCGGCAACAATTCCAGAGGAACAATTAGGATAAGTTCCAGATTGAGAAAAACCGCCTATCCCAGAATTCCAATATATACAACTATAAGTAGTTAGAGCAAAAGCATTAAGAGGAAATAATAGAAATAAAAACAGAAAAATCTTAAGGATTGACATAAAAATAATATTTCTTGACTTTTTAAGTGAGATATGTATTAACATTATTTTAAATCTGGTACAATTATTAATTATACCAATTATGTTAATTTACATATTGTTAAAATGGTTTCTATCTTATAACGTTATAAGATAGGGCAGTCGAAACCACCCCATCCGTTAAATCACACTAAGCAATAATGCCTCGTGCCCAACGTAATAACGCCATTACCACCATCAAGCCCAAAACAGCAAGACCAATAGTCATTACAGGTGTAAATTGTGCCGAAATGTAAGTTGCAACACTAGATAGGTCAGGCGTTGGCAAAGTCGGCATTGCAATACCACCACCAGTACCACCAGTACCACCACCAGCATAAGAAGCAGCACTACCAAATAAAGCTGCAGTAACAAAACCAAACTTTAAGTAGCCATTGCTTGCACGACTTTTTAAGTGTTGCCAACGATCTTTCATAGAACGACGTTGTACTTCACAAGTTAAAGTGTTCATAATACAAGTACCTCATAATTAAGTTAAAGGTTGTGAGTAAAAAGCAGTTAGCGCGTTGTAGGAGATGCGTTAGCTGCTATCTTTTTAGCCGCTTCTTCACCGGCAGTCATTTGCGCCAATGAAGGCACAGACGGCACAGTTGGAAGTGAACTAATCGGATTCGGTTTATCATGATCAATACTATTTCTTGCAATGGCTGGATCAAGCGGTGAAACAAATCCTAAAGTACGACCATTTAATTTAATAGCACGACCACTCAAATATTCAATTTCATGTCCATATGAAACTAAATAATCAGAATCATATCGAACACCATCATAAAGAAAGAAAGCAGTTTTAGAAGAACCCAAAATCATTACACCAACTAATTTAAGTTTTCTATAATCAATTTCTACAGGAAAAGGCTTTGGTTCTTCCTTTTTAGGTTCTTCTTTTTTCTCAGGCGGTTTCGGCGCACCAAAATTAGGTAGACCGCCCGCTTGAGGAGGAGGAGCATAACTAACTGGCATCGGTGCAGCTTGTGCAGATGGAACAACCTTAGCAATCGATGCTTGAGCACCCGAACCAATCGATCCTAAACTTTTTAATCCATTCCAAGCCATATATGCCACAAATGCAATACCTAATCCTAAATAAATTAAATTCTTTGGAATGCGACTTTTAACTGTATGAACTTGAGCAGATTTATAAAGTTCATATAAACTTTTGTCATATTTCCAATTAATTTTTGAATTAGCATTTTTCGCAATAAATGAATTAAACGGATCGCGTTGATAAGTTGCATATTCAAAAATACGGCAATAATTAAATCCAAACGGACGATTAATTGCGATGAAACGTTCAGCCATTCTTCTAATATTAACGTCAATCAACATCGGGTCTTGCGTAATAAAGAAAATATCAACCCCATGATGGCGATGTTCTTCTAAACTTTGCACAAACTTTGGAACAAATGTACCCGCTTGTCGTTGTCTCCAAAACTTTTGACATTCATCAATAACAATAATATCGTGCGGATTAGTAAATTCTTCTACTGCTTTATCGTTCTTTAAAAGTTCAATGTTTCCAATATAACAAGGAATACCCGTTTTTAAAGTAAATTTATCTTGATCAATACCATCATAATTATAGAAAGTAACTGGACGAGGTTCTTGATCCTTTTCAAGCCCTTTCTTTGACATTTCTTGTACCAGTTTCAATGCATATAATGATTTGCCAGAACCAGGTACACCTGTTATTAATATTACAGCCATTTTTTATTCCAATCCTTTTGATTTAGTTATACAACGCTTTCTTTTTTTAAAAGAAGTTATGTTTTAATGTCCTTTAGCGGACGGCATTTATGAGTTACGTTCAACGTGGGAACGTCCCACACGCGGTCAATTATTGCATTTGGAACTCTTGCAACTGCGTTGCGCTTTATGATTACAAAGGTCAGCACTACCGAAAGTTTCTACTATTTCTTCTAATCTGTCGCAATAATTGTGCTGGATTAACAAAACCCTTTTTTATATATTTTCTTTTTCTTTTGAATTTACATATAAAAGTAATCTTCTAAACCTTAAACTTCTCATAAATGCAGCACGCATGATAAGCATTCCAAATACAAAACCAACAATTAAACCATGAGAAAAAATAACCCAACCAAAAAAACCTACTTTCTCAAAAATATTAATTGAATCAATAAATAATACAGTCAAATAAGAAAAGAAAAACACTATATAAATCAATGGATTTAGTTTAAGCATTTTCTCTCTCACTCTCACACAAAAACTCATAACGATATAACTCCTTTGAACGCACGCAGCACATTGCACAAAGCACATAATAATATTCAATATCTTTTATCTTATCTTTTGTCACAATTAAGACATAAAAAATACCTGAATTCCTAAACATTAGATACTTTAAATATGATTCTTAACATAATATTTTTCAGGTATATTCTTTGTCCAACCATAAACAAAAAAAGATAAAACAATAGTCAAACGAGCACCTAACGAATACAAATAAATCTTTAATGATAAAAACAAACCAGCGGCTTCAACAATTTTTGCAGAATTTAAAGGAATAACTCCTCTTAACATAACATCAATCATAGAAAACATATCTTCAATCATGATAGAAATACCAAAAAAAGCAAGAGAACCCAAAGTCAATGTAGATAAAAAAGAAAAAATAATAGAAATAATTAAAGGCGCAATAGCAAAACCAAGCCAATTAGCAAAACGAATGAGAATAGAAACCATAATAAAAACCTAAAATTAAGTCGCTTTTACAAAAGCAAAAACAATGTTTCTAAAACCAACCAAAATAGCTCCAGAAACCAAAAATATTCTTACTATTGCAAATAATTTACACAAAAATTCCCCTGGTAAAGGTTGAATATAAGAAGCCTTTTTACCATCAATAGATTGAAACTCAAAAACAATAGGCTCAAAAAAAGCTGGACTACAAGTACCCGATGTCTTATCTTTAACTAAAGGTTCTAAATAAGTACCCATAATTAAATCTTTCATATTTAAAACATTTTCAGGAACTTTTCCTGTCTTTTCTTTAATAGAATCTAATATAGATTGTTCTTTATCTTTATAACATTGAGTACCAACAGAACAATCAACAAAATCAGCAGGTACTTTTAAAGCATCAGTAAAAGTTTTATTAATATTTCCTAAAGAATCCAAAAGTTTTAATTGAGTAGATTCACAAGAAATCCCTGTAGTTCCTCCACAATTTGGATTTTGATTTGTTTGATTTGTACCAGTACCTGTACCCGTTGAAGTAGTAGAAGTTTCACATTTTCCAGATGTTTCAGTTTCAGTCCATTTACCGCCACTTGCTTCACATTGCGATTTCAATTCAGGAAATTTCGAAGTCGACGGAGTGTAACCGGTGCAATAATACACAGGAGAACCATACTGAGTAGTGACACCAGGTTGAGCCGCCCAAGTGCCCCCACGAGCCTTACAATCTGATTCATTTTTTGGTACATCTGAAGTCGTAGATGTCCCTGTTCCAGAAGAAGAACCCGTACCACCCGAAGTACCCCACTCATTCCCAGTCGCAGGGTCGATGTCATACGAAGTACCACCCAAACACGTTGTACATTTTCCTATATTGCTCGTAGGTGTTTGCATGCAGACTGAAGCACCCCGCGTTGGTGAAGTGAAAAGAACACAAGCCACATTAGCACCCATACCAGAAATCGATTTTGCCGCCTGACAAATATCTAACTGAGCATTACAAGCATTCGCTGCATTCGTGGACGTAGCACTAGGAGATGCACATATATTGGCTGTGGTATTTCTCTCTTGACCCGAAGGACAAGTCACTGGTGTTTCACAGTTTCCTGAAATCAGCACAAGATACTGACCCGTAGGACACGAAGTCGTGGTCGGAGGAGAAGTAGGCATCGGATTTGGATTAGGTGGAAACGTACAACCATCACCAGAAGCCGAAGGAACTTGACCCGTCGGACACTGAATCACACACTGATCACCTACCCGAGCATACGGAGCCTGACACTGACAATTACTCCCAAAAGCAAAACCATCCGACTTTGCGGAACAATAGAAAGAAACACTATCAAGGGGAGAACAACTGCAATCCCCTGACATGACATGAAGTTGACCCGTAGACCAATCCTTCGAAGTAGAAAGCGTATGATAAGTAGCTAAACAACTAGCCTTTGCATCAACACAAGTTGCTGAAAATACTTGTTGAGCAAAAAATAAAAAAAACAAAAATGAATATTTAAAATATGTCATAAAGTCGGTAAAACTAAAAACATGAGTTGATAAAGAAAATCAATATAAAAAAACATAATATTTACCTTATAAAAAAATCAAAATTAAAATCATAGAAAAACAAATAAACATAAAAATAATAATTATTAAATAATCATTTAATATTCCTAAAATAAAATTATTTCTTAATAATCTTAATAAAAATTTCATATAAAAATAATTTAAAAAATAAAAAATTAAATAAAAATCCTAACTTATAATATTATAAGTTAGGAAAAAAACCATTAAGTTCTAGAAGGCAATGGCGATAAAGGAGAAGTCGATGATGAAGACGAAACAGAAGAAGATGAAGAAACAACTGAATTAGAAGGTTTTAAATCATTTGAATCTTTAGAATTATTTAAATTAACAGCAGAAACTAAACTATCAAGATAAGATTGAAAAGATTTATCTGGTGGAGAAGGAATAACCACAGCAGAAACCGCAACCGAAACAGTACCTTTAGAAGTCGCCATATTTTCAAATTCAAGATCAACTAAACAAGGTAAAGCCTTAGAGCTAACCAAAGCATCAGAAACTTCTTTAATACACTTAATATTAACAGCTTGACGACCCTCACGATTATCAGAAGCAAGTTTAGAAGGTTTTATTTCAGAACATTGCAAATTAGAATAATGTTTACCACTCTCTAAAGTACCATGAGAGACAAAATGAACAAATTTACGAGCCATAAAGCACCTATTAAAGTTAATGAGAAAAAACCAATTGATTATCTAAAAAATCGGAAGAAATCTGAGGTAAAGAAAGACGAGCAGGAATCTTTGACTCATCATCAGGTAAGAAAAAATTAACGATTTTTTCGTCAGAATAACCAAGTTTATGTTTCAATACATTAAACAAAGCACCATAAGAAACTTTGCAATAATGAATTAAATGCGTAAGTGAACACTGAAAAGCGGGAGAGGAAAAATCCTGTTTTAAAACAGTACGAAGTTGAGAATAATTTTTAAGATGAGAAGGAGAAGGAAGCTGCTCAAACAACTTAGGATAAGCACCCACTAAAAAAGCATCAAAATCTTTATACCAATCAAATGGAATAGTACAACCCGAATCTCTAAACTCAATTTCAAGACGTGTCCAATCTGGATAAGGACTATCTAACTCAGCCGCAGCTAATTGCAAACCTTTCTCATAAACACGAAAATGTTTAGCACCACCACGTTTCCCCACATAAAAAGTGTAACCCGCTACTTTAGACAAATTACCATCAATACCAATACGTTGAGGAAAAAAAGGAGAACAACGTGGAGAAACCCCTCGAGTTAAAAATGCTTGTTGTTGATACAAATCTTGAATCATTTCAACAGTCACTAAACCATCAAAATAATCCACTGCTAAATCAAGACGAGTTATATTAGAAATTTCATGAAAAGGAGAAAGTAAAGAAATTAATTTAGAAAAATCAACACCAATACAACCCATTGAAGAAAGCGAGAAAAAAACACCAGAAGTCCGAAATGATTCACTGAAAGGAGTATAAGCAATCAACCCCGATTGCACTAAAGAATCATCAGATATTTGAGAAGGACGTAAAACATTAGCAGAGTTGCGATACGAAAACAAACCAGCAGCACGAGGAGAAAAGGAAACCCCATTTAAACCAGATTGCTCAAAAACAAATCGCAAGAAATCAACGAAATCAACAGGCGTATATCCCGCAATTAAACCAGAAAAATCCGGTTTAAAAGACATAGATAAAAAATCCACTGTTGAGCCAAAACGACGCATTACGAACCCCTGATGAAAAACAAAGTCACGAAAATCTGGGACAAATAAAAACACGAAAGCAAAAACTAAACAATCGGGAGAGAACCAAAAGGGCGCAAATGAGCCAAAAGGGCGCAAATGAGCTATTAAAATCTGGCGCACGTTCCTCGACGGAATACCCCCCGTATTTACTATACGGGGAACAGGGGCGCACGGCGTGTGCGTGCGCATCTGCACCCACCCACGCCCGCCCGAACACGAGCGCACTTATAACGTTATAAGATAG